CTTGGGACGTGGGAATAGACGTTGTCTTGAGTCTAGGACGGCTCTTGATGTATCAGAAATTCTCCCAGGTGCAGGACCCGATACAACATCCGACAGTAAGACGGTGCCCCCGCGTGCGATGTCAGTTAATAGCGTTTTTGCGTTTGAAGCTGTAAGTGAATTTAATGTGTTGAAAAATTTCCAATTAGAGTGTAAGACGGTGCCCCTGCTTCTCTATCGTTTTTTCGGATGGTATACTAAATTTTTTAGTACCAACGTAAATATTCTGAGCATTAATTGGATTATGCTTCTCTTTTTCGTTTTGCTCACTGGAGTCGTTCCTATTAAGAAGCATTTCCCTATAGTATTTTTAGTCTCTCTATATCGTAGTCAATATTCTACATTTTTGACCGTGCTTCCACATTTTATGGTAGCAATTTTTCTGTTAGTGTTGAACTTGGTAGCTTATTTCTACATAGTGCTTTACGAGAATTTTCATTTTTCCTCTGTCTCTTATGAGTCAGGAAGAATTAATGATGATGTGCATCAATATTTTGTTCTCAAGTATAAGAGGAGAAATTACAATTTTACAACCCTATTTGGCAAGCAAATGGGAGAGCTATTAATAGAGAGAGGTTATTTAGGTGATGATGATATATTCGACATCATTGATAATCATCTTGTGGGTAATAAAGATATGATGGTGATCTCTTCACTTGCTCGCGCATTGTCGCAAAATAACAGGAAAGCTCATTTGGGCCAAAAGAAAAAATCACAAGCAATGCGTGACAAGCAACTTCGTGATAAGCAACGTGGTAGAACTATTCGTAATACTTCTAAAACTGAGTTTGAAGAGCCTAGCGCATATTTTATGGACTTAAATCACAAAAAGATATCCCATCCTGATACAAAAAATTCAAAATCAAATAAAAATAAAAAATCTAAAAAACAAAATAAAAATAAGAAAAGTAAGAAACAAAATAAAAATTTCAAATTAGAAGATGAATGTAAAGAGATATCTTATGAGTCTATCTTTGATTCTATACCTACTGAGGATATGTCCTTCACTAGTTTGTTCCCTGACGCTACTTTTAAGGAGGTAGTTATCCCCAAAAGCTTAGAGCAAGGTTTAATTCGAATCACTGACTTTTGTAGATTTTGGCATATATATACTAGCCTAACTGATACACAAGCTAAGATTTCTGCCTTGCAGCTCTGGGTCAATACTTTTAATGGATTATATGATAGATTCATGATGCAATCGTTTAGAGTGCTTTTTG